CATTGAATGTGTATATAAATCTGATTCTCAACCCGTTAATGAAGATGAGAAACTCTGGTCAACGCCGATGCAACGTTGGATTCCAATCGGTGTTCACCCTATGATGTTTATTTCGATGACAGACGAATTCTACACGTGGCTGACACCTGAGGGGTTGTTTCATGCGTGCGTGGATGATACAAGGAGTATGCGAAGGAAATACTGGGAGCACGTGGTTGTTAAACGAATGCATTGTTTTGTGCATCATTGATGCGAGTGCGTTTTGGTTGTTTTACAATTCAATGGTAGATGTTGGTCGATGATCTGTGTAAACCGTTGACGATTTCGCGATGTTGTAGATCCGCAAGTGCATGTCACCTATTTAACACGTGACGTATGTATCACCAAAGGCACTAAAACGTGGAGACAACGTAGCGATCATTGCACCCGCTTCTCCGTTCAAATCAGATGAACTGGTCGCGGGGTTGGACATCGTCAGGGAGTGTGGATTGGAACCTGTCTTGGGTCCCAACGTTCGTCGTCTAAGGACGATCGATATTCACGCCGCTCCGCTGATGGAACGCGTTGAGGAGCTGATGTGGGCGTACACCGACCCATCGATCTCAGGCGTCATTACGGTCACGGGTGGAATGGGTTGCGGTGAAACGTTGCCGTACCTTGACTTCGGTGCGATAAGAAGGTCGCGTCGAGTGTTGCTGGGAATAAGCGACATAACGGCGTTGAACAATGGAATTCTTTCGGGAGCTGAGTTGATCACTATCAACGGTCAATATCCATCGATTCGCGTCGATAAGGGCGATTCAGTGCGAGAGGCCGACAGCGAATCGCTTAGGACGGTGCTCGATCTCATGATGAGCGGCAAGACATGGCACGACGAGCCGTTCCGTATGAACCAACAGCTACCACGAACGGTGTCACCAGGTCGGGCCAGTGGGCACGTGATCGGTGGCAACCTCGACACGTTTTGCACGTTGATCGGAACGCCGTTCCTTCCAAGGCTGGACGGTGCAGTTCTATTTATCGAAGACGTACATAAACAAGGTGAAGCGATCGCGAGGTTATTAATACATTGTAAGCTTGCTGGAGTGTTTGATAGAATAGCCGGCATCGTCGTTGGAGAGTTCATTGATGTACCAAAGAAGGAAGAAGCTAGAGAACCTTCGATTGACGACGTAATTCAACAATACCTTTCCAATGGTCCGCCTTGTTCGTTTGGGTATAGCTTCAGTCATGGTGACATCACGATTCCAATTCCGATCGGTTCTCAGTGTGAGATGGACGCAGACACAGGAGAAGTTTCGTTCGATTTTTCAATGTTGTAAACTTTGATTTTGTGATGTATTAATTTTAGCATGAAGTGTAAATGTTGTACAAATGATTTTGTACCATGGACACGAAAACGTTGTTGTAAGTTAATAAAAACGTTTTGTCTTGAATGTTGTCGCGATGGATTATATAGAATAATATTTGATTGTGTTTGTTGTAATAAACACGTTGATAAATGGCAAAAGAGTTTTCCTTCGCCGGTAAAGAGAAAATTTTGTTCACCAAGCTGTAAAAATGCACGGGAGCATGCTAACGGTATTAGACGTAATTACATTGACAATTCATTTAAAAACGGCAAGACATACGAAGAATTATATGGAATAGAAAAGGCAAAAGAACTTCGCGAATTGAAGTCTAAACAGACGAAGGGTAAAACATACGAAGAGATTCACGGAATAGAACTTGCATCCGAACTTCGAAAAATTCGTTCTGAACGTTTTACGGGTGAAAAGCATCCAATGTTCGGAAAGCACCACACGAAAGAAACGTTGGCTAAACTTTCATTAGCACATTTAGGCGAAAATAATGCAATGTACGGCATGTTTTGTAATATACCATTTCGTTCAACGTTTGAACTTGCGTTGTTAATACAATCGTCCAATGAACGTTGGATTGAATTCGTAACAGCTGAACCATTTCATATCAAATATGAATTGATCGTTAATGGAAGCGTAATAAAACACACGTATACTCCAGATTTTTATAGAAGTGACACAAAAGAACTCATTGAAGTCAAACCTTGTTGGAAGCTTGAACGTAACTTTCAAAGTTGTAATGAAAAACACGAAGCTGCAAAATTATTTTGTGATCAAAACGGTCTTAAATTCAAGATTATGACAGAAAATGATATTGCTGATGCAACGAAAATTTCGCGGATGACGCACGAACAACTCTGTAAGATTCCAGGCGTTGTTATGAGAGTGAAACCACGCAGTGTAAGAACGGAACGATCAGGTGTAGAATGATTGTACCTTGAAGCGAGCGCTTCTTCTGAATGCCGATTGGAGCACATTGAACTTCATCGCCGATTGGCGCGCCGTTCTGCTTCACCTGAAGGATCGTGCTGAGATTGTCATCGATTTTAACACGGGTGAACGTAGCGTGTGGCACGATGAAAGCTTCACCAGTCCAGGTGAAACGATCGGTGCTCCCTTGAAATCGATGAACGTTCCTGCAACGATGAGGTTGAGGAGGTACATTCCAAAAAAATGGCGTACGCCTCATTTTGAAAAGCGTGTTTTGTTTAATCGTGATTGTTGGTGTTGCCAATACTGCGGAAAGAAGCTTGGATGGAGCACGATTGAGGTCGAGCACGTGTTGCCGCGTTCTCGAGGTGGAACAACGTCGTGGATGAACTGTGTGTCTGCGTGTCACGCTTGCAACAAGAAAAAGGACAACATGACGCCGAACGAAGCCGGCATGAGGTTGTTGAAGAAACCCACAGAACCCTTACCGATGCACTTTTGGGACGTTGAAAGGTCGAACTGTTGGCATCCAACGTGGGACACATTTATCGTCCGTGACAAATAGTTACGGAGCATGAGATCAACCATCAAAGAACTCAAACAGGTGATAACAGGAATGTTACGAGAATTTGGATCCCCATCGGGATCGCTTAGGACGGGTGGCAAGGGAAAGCAACAGTACAAGATCGGTAAGGTTGAATCCGAAAACCAGGAACTGTCGACGGTTCAGGCCGAGAGGATGTTTCCAGAATCGACTGAAGCGTGGGCGGAGATCGTTCCAGAAACGTATCCTGAGTTTCCATTCGATGATCCTCAGGTCATCAAAGCACGTTCTGCATGGTTCTTGATCGGTGGAAAGTTACGCGTTGCATTCGCTGACATGCCGCAGATCGAACTGATGCAGTGGAACCCTGAAACGAAGGATTGGTACGAGTTAGATACAAATGAGAATTAGGATCGGTGCACTGAGGTACATCATCCGTGAGGTAGCGAACGATTGTTGGGGAGGTTCACGACCTGAGGAAACATACGATGAGGAGCTCGTCGATGATGATGCCTACAAGAAGCGAAGCGTCATCGTTCCTGATGACATCAAGAAATCTATCGATAAATGGTCATTGGCGATGGGTTTATCAAGTAAATCTAAACGTGCGCGATCACGTTGAAACGCCATACTTAGACACCAGCAGAGGCATGCATGCGATTGAACCTCAACGGATTGCAGAACATCGTTAAAAAGTCGCTCGGTGAGCATAAGGCCATTGAAGCGTTGAGGAATGAAATAACGCGTGTTTTTGGTCCTTCTGTCGTTGCCGAAGGAAAGATAGAAACTGTCGTCGCCGAGGCGAACGATTGGCTTGATGTTCTACAGAGAACAGGCAGGGACAATCGATTGGATTTTATGTCGAACGTGACGACAGCATTTATGGATCACACAAATCCTGAACTACGACGTTTTGCAGCTCGAGTGGTGCCGGAGAAGTTTCTTGGCAAGCTTACCAACGATCGTGACAGCGCGGTTAGAGCAGCCGTTGCACAGCGCATTCCTTTACCCGCCGTCGTTGAGATGATGAAGAAGTTCAGGAACGATGATACGTTGAGGACGATCTACAGGGAACGCAGCAAGAAAACGTCTGTAAATTTGCTTGAATCGGGCGTTAAGGCTCCTGAGAACGATGGTTTTACGCACCTAAATATTCACGGCGATGAAGCGATTGGCGACGACGCCTCAACGCCAGATGACATTGAATTGAGCGATGCGTGGTACGATGAACAGGCGAACAATTTCCTGCGAGATTATGGACAGAACATAGAATACGCATGGGAGGAGCTTGCGGTGAGCAGGTTCTGTAGCAGCACCAAAGCAACGTCTGGGGTCGTTGTTGATGCTGATAAGCTGTTGAAGAGCGTCAAGAAACTGATCAAAGACAAGGAAGATTTAGCGATGGAACGAAACGCACTCAAGGAAACGTTGGATTGGTTGAAGGATCAGGAAGTTCTACAGGAGACGGGTTTGCCCGAACTCGATGAAGCGATGGATCCAGTTCGACAGCTTGTTGAAGCAAATCTGACGCCTGATCAGTACATTGAACGTGCGACAGAGCTGTTTCAGGTTCAAGAATCCGTTCTTCCTGCAGCGATTCGCAAGTACAGGTTGGGTGAGAGCAATCGTCGTGGCACTCACGTACCGATGATTGCATGGTTGCCACACGACGGTGCAATTCGATCGATCGATGAACGTGCTCTCGATGCATTTTGTGAATCATGGAACTCTCACCAACGACTTGCGGGTGAACCGATCAAGATTGAATGGTCGACCCACGCGCTTGACATGCGTAAGGTTGGATTCTCTGTCAAGTTGAGTTGATAAATGACGCAGGGGTTCGTTGAATGGATAGGTGATGAAGGCTCGAGTGCCCTACCACGCGTTCCTCACGATTCGCTTCAGAACGATAACGCTCTCGCTGAATGGTTTGGCGTGGATTACGCAGAGCTATCAGTCATCCTCGTTCACCTGCGGTTCCTGTACGTGCTTCACCAGACGCACCATTGGTCAGCAATGGGAGATCCATTTTACGGTGATCACCAGCTTTTTCAACGGTTATATGAATCAACGGCTGAACAGATCGATGACGTTGCTGAAAAGGCTGTTGGTATGGGTAGCGAACGAAACGTTGACCTGTGTACGCAGTTGCAGCAGTTGTTTAAGCTATCAGCAGGAACGGCAACGAACGGGTCGGTGCCACAATCAAGCGAACTCGTGAGGAGATCGTTGTATGCTGAGAAGAGGTTCGTTGAGCTCATCGGTAACATGTTAGATCGTTTACGAGAGCAAGGTAAATCAACGAACGGCGTAGAAAATTTGTTGCAAGGCCTCGCAGATGCGCATGAACGTGCTATTTACCTGTTGAAACGTCGGACATTGACACCGGCGATAGGAATGTGAAGATGACCATGAAAATCAACGTACACGACCTGAGGAAGTTGGTCAGCGAACAGCTCGGCGAAGAAGAGCTGGCGTTGGAACCCAAGGATGCTGGAAGCGGGAATTGGCGTGATGATCGGATCGTCGAGCTTGAGGCACTGCTTCAGGCCGCCCACGGTGAGATTTCTGAGCTTGAGGGTAAGATCAAGCAGATGCAGCATGCTGCGGTGTCTAGGGCACCAGCAGGGGCTGCTACGGGGGTTCCCGGCGCTCCTAGGGCTCAGCGACCGATGAAGCAACAGTACAGGATCTATGGACGTAAGGGCGCGAACGTCGCGCACACTCGTATTCATGGTCAGGCGTATGGTGCTCCGCCCAACACGCGGTTCAAGTCCGGCGAAGAAGCCTCCCTTGAGAAGGGCGTCGATGGCAAGATTCACGTTCGATCAGGCGATCGAGACCAGGTTTGGGATCCGATCGACGGATAACACAACGAAGAAGCTTAGCATTGATTTGCGGCGTTCGCTTGAATGAGTTGAACGCCGCATTCACATGAGCGTTTTTAAATTTCGCCCTTGTTCTTCATCGACCATGCAACGGCGTATGGGTTGATTTTCTTGGAACCCTTCTTTGCGTTCTGTCGTTTCAACGCCTTGACGACTTTCCTTCCACCCGGTGGTGCAATTTGATCCATGCTATCGCTTTCGTCAACGTTCTTATCAGGTTGACAATCTGGACAAGTACACGATGACGCGTGACCTGGGTGTCTTCCGCCACGTTCGCTTTCGTCGATGTCAACGCCGATCTCTTGCGTTTCGCCGCAGCTAGAACACGTGACCTCGTCCATTTCAAGCGTGTCACCGCACCTGCTGCACGTGTTCGTTGATTCGTCGATGCTTTGACACCAACCACGGTTGTTCGAAGCTTCGCCTTTCTTCGGTTTTCCATTGCGTTCGTCCGCAACGCCCTCGCCAACATCGACCGCATCACCTATGGGTTCGCCGAACCTTTCCAGCAGGTGCTGCATCACAGTTCGCAACGTTTCTTCGTCGAGACCGTTCGTTCGTCGTGCCATGTAGAGTAGGTATCCGTGTACGACGGGACGTTTAAGTGTTACCATTCTTGATATGTCCCGTCGCAAGCACCTCGTGGTGAAGGATTTTGCTCGCATCATGTACAAGCACGATCCAATGCGCTTGAAGAGCCCCGATGAAACAGAATATGATTTTTTCGCCGTAAGCGTGTTGGCTAGGTTTCTTGAGAGCGGCGAAATCGTTTCTGATGAATCGTTTAATAAAGCACAAACGATCGTTTGTGACGTAGCAAATCTACTCTTCAGCGAAGAATTGAATATGTCTGACGATGATTTGTCTGCGTTCATTGGTGAATTGTTGACTACGTATAATGATTCATATGACAAGAAAAAGAAACGTGGAAAAGGAACCGTAAAATGAGAGTGCTGGTGACGGGCGCGGCCGGTTTCTTGGGATCACACATATGTAACAGGTACCTTGACGATGGAAACGATGTCATTGGTATCGATGATTTTTGCTCATCAAGCGAAAAGAGCGATCACTTAAAATCGTTGAAGCAGCGTTCTCGGCACTTCACCTTTTTTGAATGCGATGTGAGCACCGTTGAAGTTAACGCTCACGTCGATCTCATAATCAATATGGCATGTCCAGCATCGCCGCCGGCATATCAATCGATGCCAGTTCACACCATGATGACGTGTGTAAATGGCGTGCAGCACATGCTTGAATTAGCTTGTACACACGGTGCAGTGTTTGTTCAAGCGTCGACGAGCGAAGTTTATGGCGATCCAATAAATTCTCCACAACGGGAATGTGATTGGGGAAACGTTAACTCATACGGACCACGATCGTGCTACGACGAGGGTAAACGGGCGGCTGAGTCTCTGTGCTATGATTACTTTCATTCTCACGGCGTTGATGCAAGGTTAGTTCGAATATTTAATACGTACGGTCCTTGCATGGATCCATGGGATGGTCGAGTGGTGAGCAACTTCATTAGACAAGCCTTGCAAAACGATCCAATCACGTTGTATGGCACCGGAAAGCAAACCAGGAGTTTTTGTTACGTTAGCGATACTGTTGATGCGATCGTTAGAATGGCGGCATTGAAGAACAATCCGTTAACGCCGATCAACGTTGGAAATCCGAATGAATTCACGATAATTGAATTGTACGATTTGTTGCGTAAGAAGTTGGGTGACCTTCGGCTTGAAATGAAGGAATTGCCTGTCAATGATCCAACGGTGCGGCGTCCTGACATCACGTTGGCACGCAACGTTCTTGGATGGGAACCAAGGATTGAACTGAGCGAAGGCCTTGATATGACGATAGAACACTTCAGGAGGGTTCTGAAGTGACAATTTACATGTACGTGCATCCTGCGTATGCAGATTGCATTTTTTACTCACAAACGACGGCGTTGTTCACGTCGTTAAAGCAGGCAGGCGTTGTGATTGCCACTGGAGACGACGAATTTTCTAAGTGTTTGCCGTTGCCGAGTGATAAGCTTATCACGTATGGTGTTTTTGACAACGTTTCTGCGCTGGTTGAACGATGGTTCCTACCCGAGAACAGGTGGATGTTCGTCGTTGATGAGCAGGGTGGAGGAGACAACGGACCTTATTCAAGAGCGTTGAGTTACATGCAGAAACGTGACGCGAAGAACATCCTCGTGACGTATCAAAACGCAAAGGACCTTATGTTTTTGACGAATTCAGGAGTCAGGTTCTCAATCATGCCTCATTGTGTCCTCAACGTGAGACAGTTGACGAACAAGACAAGGGATGTGATCGTGTCGGGACAGTTCGATCAAAACTACTACCCAGTTCGAACTCGCGTCGCCGGTTTGATTCAGGGATACCTCAAGAACAACGTTGAGGTTCTTCCACATCCTGGGTTCGAAATTTCAACGGCTCATCACAACTTGTACGGTGAGAGGTACTTCGAGCACGTTGAAACGTTTCGAATGGGCGTTGTGTGTAAAGCCGGTTGGCACGATCGAATGGTGGGTAAATACATTGAGTTCGGTGCGTGTCACGTGCTTCCCATCGGTGATTGTCCGTCGTACATGCCTAAGGCAATGAAAGAATCGATGCTCGATGTTTCAGAGATGAAGGACGCCGACTTAATTTCTGAGGTCGCACGATTGTTGGCGACGCCGGATGAGTTGAACCAACGAATCGAAACGTATTCTGAATGCGTTGCAGCATATTACACTGCTTTGCCTAATGCCCGCCGCGTCGTTGAGGAGATCAGCTCTTGATGTTGTATACTTAGAACCAGAAGAAGGAGATCGAACAATGCTAAATCCACTGAAGACCTGCTTGTGTGCGTTAACCATCGCGTGTGTCACTGCGTGTACTGCTGCCGAACTCACCACCGCGAAGGCAATAACTGCCGTTGTAGGACAGGTGTGCGAGGTTGTGTTCGTTTCTGCAGATCCAGCGTTGGCTCCACTGTGCACGACCGCCGTTGAACTCGAGAATGCGATTCAGCAGGCGATAAATGAATTTCAGACGACCGTCGTCGATGGTGGCGTTGCCAGCTCCGCTCCTGCCGCGAAGCAGCACGTTCCAGCAAACAACGAAGTCTATGCTACGTTGCTGAAGCGAGGGAACAGCAAGGTTCTTGCGTACACGGTGAAGAAATGATCGTCACTCAGCTCAATGCGGTCGACATCGCTAGCTACCTCGCTGCAGGCCTTCTTGCCTCTTCGAAGCTGTTAGACGCTGCTAAACCTGTGTGGGATAGGTTTCCAAAATGGTTGGCAGTTGCAATTCCTGTCTTTGTGCTTGATATTCCTCAGGTGACGCAGGCGCTCATGACGGTTAATTCGGGTGTAGGATTGACGGCTGCATTGTTAACGTCAGTTGCGCTTTTGCTTCCTGGCATTGAAAAGGCAGAAGCTGGAACGGTGACCGTTTCAAAGCAATAAAGCGATCAAAGCTTGCTTATGGGCCCTGTTTTGGGCCCATTGTTTTTAAGCGTTGTGTAAACGTGTGGTCCGTTGTGGTACTGTTCAACCATGGACTCGATAACAATAAATGAACAGTAGATTACCTCAAAAATTCGTTGGAATACACTCTCACACGGGATTCAGTCCATTTGATGGGCTCGGGTACCCTGACGAACATTTTACATGGTGTATGGAAAATGGATTAGATGCACATGCAATAACAGACCACGGAAATTGTAACGCCTATGCTCACGCACAGCTGTGGATCGAGAAGTGGAATGCAGAGCACAAGGATAAACCTTTCAAGTACATTCCTGGCGTTGAGAGCTACTTTCACCCAGATTTGACGGCGTGGGAACAAGATAAATCGATCGCCGATCAGGCTCGTATCGATAAGAAGGTTGCAAAGAAGGTTGCTTCCTCACAGGAGGAGTACCAAACGAAGCTCATCGTCAACACAGATCAGAACGACGAGACAGAAAGCATCGAGATGACGAACGCTCTCGTCGTTGAGGACGAGGATGAGAGCAAGTCGACGAAGCACTTCAATCCCGTCAACCGTCGTCATCACCTTGTCCTGTTACCGAAGAACACCGCAGGTCTGTTGAAGATCTTTGGTCTCGTGTCGTGGTCGTACCTCCATGGGTTCTACAGGTTTCCAAGGATAGATGCCAAGCTACTTCGTGAGGCTGCAAAGGATCGCAACATCATCGCATCGTCTGCGTGCATTGCGGGACAACCTGCGTTCAATGTGTTTCAAGAAATACAGAAGCTATCGTTCGACGAGCTTGATCAGAAGCTTCTCGACGATCCTTCGCTTCTCGAGCGGTGCGTTACGTCTATTGGCAACACGTATGACCTGATGACAGACGTTCTTGGAGACGGTAACTACTACCTTGAGCTTCAGTTCAACAAGCTCGCCGCTCAGAACCTCGTGAACAGAGCGATCCTCGAGTTCGCAAAGCGTAACGGCGTCGAACAACAGCTCGTGGTGACGTGCGATTCACACTATCCTCGGCCTGAACTGTGGAAGGAACGTGAGCTCTACAAGAAGCTCGGATGGATGAACTACAAGGAGATCGATTCTGCTTCGCTACCGAACTCCGTCGATGAACTCAAGTGTCAATTGTACCCGAAGAACGCGAAGCAGCTTTGGGATGAATACCTTCTATCCAAGGAGGGAACCAGTTTCTACGATGACGACGTGATCTGCGATGCCATCGAACGTACACACGACATCGCTCACCACGTGATCGGTGAGGTGCCGCCTGATCGTTCGCCGAAGTTCGCCGATAAGTTGCTTGTTCCAGAGGACATCACGGCGTTCAATCACCTCGTGAAGCTGTGCATGGATGGAATGGTCAAACGCGGTCTACGTGACGATCAATCGTACGTTGACAGGTTGAAGGAGGAACTCGGCGTCATCAAGACGATGAAGAACGCCGTGTACTTCATATCGTACCAAAAAATAATGGAACTCGCTAGGAGCGTTTGTTTATGCGGTCCTGGTAGAGGTTCAGGAGGTGGATCTCTCGTTGCTTACGTCCTGTACATCACAGACCTCGATCCATTAAGGTGGGATTTGCCGTTCTCGCGGTTCCTGAGCGTGTACAGGAAGGGTGCACCTGACATAGACACCGACCTATCAAATCGCGACAAGGTTCTCGATCAATTAAGGGCATTCTTCGGGTTTGAGAACGTGGTTCCCATCTCGAACTACAACACGTTTAAGTTAAAGACCCTTGTCAAGGACATCGGAAAGTTCTACGGCGTGCCTTTCGAGGAGACGAATGCGGCAACGAGGACGGTTGAGGAGGAGGTGCGCAAGGCGACGATGAAGGACTCGGATGATAAAAATCTTTTTGTCTTGCAGTTTGATGATGCGATGAAATATTCTCCATCGTTTAAATCTTTTATTGAAAGGTATCCAAACGTTGCAGAATCAATTAAGATATTGTTCAAACAGAACAGATCGCTTGGTCGCCACGCCGGGGGTGTATTGATTGCTGACGACTTGCCGAACAAAATGCCGCTTGTGGCAAGTCACGGCGAACCACAATCTCCATTTGTTGAAGGCGTAAACTTCAAACATTTGGAATACATTGGCAACTTTATTAAATACGATTTGTTGGGCCTTGAAACGCTTCGTTTGATTGAAAGAACGATTGAATTAATAATCGAAAAAAATGGAGGAATTATTGAATTAGAAATTGATGGTGTCAAACATAGGTTGCTGGCTTCAGCGTACGTTAAGTTGGTTGATGGTTCATTTGTGAAAGCTGGTCTCTTAAAGGTTGATGATGATGTTATCATTCCAATGGAGACGAGAAATGACTAAGTTTTACGTTTACGTTGATTCAACAACTGAAGAAACACCAAGACCTTTTTACGTTGGAAAGGGCACCAAAGACAGGATTGATAATGAACAGCGAAACAAACGTCATGTATTTGTTTCAAATAAACACGGCTTTTCAAGAAGCGTTGTTTTCACGACTGAAAATGAAATTGAGGCGCTTTCACACGAAGTGAAGTTGATTGCAGAACTTCACACCTACGTCAAGGATCCATTATCATCGTCGATTTCAGCAAATTTTACGTATGGTGGCGAAGGCGTTATTGGTATAAATGAACGTTGGGTTGAACAGTACAAAGACGGCGTTTTAGTCAAAAAATTTGCTAACTTTCATGAAGTTGCCGAACACTTTGGATTTACTAAGTCTGGCGTTGTTAGCAATGCATTCTCTGGTAGGTGCGTTTTTCCAGTCGTGATGCGAGAATTTACGTGGAACGTTGAACCATCGAGAAAACGTAAGTTGTCATCGACACATGGAAATTCAATGATTATTCTCGAATTAAATCCGCAAACAAATGAAGTAATAAAAGAATATGCGTCAATCACAGAAGTTGTAAAATCAAAGAAAATAATGTACTCATACTTGATGAACGCAATTCGTTCGACCAATCCAAAAGCAATGGAGAAGTTGATCGCTAAAACGGGTAGCAAGTGGGCATTCAAGGATGAAAAACACAACGTAGGAAAAATTCATAATTCGAACGTTCAATCACCATCAGGTCCTAAACCCGTGGTCGTTGTTTATTCAACTGGTATAAAACGTATATATCCTTCAACTGTCAGGGCAGCACAAGCGTTGGGCATTAATCCAAATGAGTTGCTAGCGATTCTTCACGGTGATAACATTCAACGATCTGATTTTACGTGTTCATTTCTGCACGAAAGCGATCATCGTAAGGACGTTGTTAGGTCGAAGGAATGGATCAATGCGCTTGCTGGCATAAATGGAATTCAAATCGTGAAATTGGATAAGTCTGGAAACGTCATAGAAAAATTCAACTCAATTTCAGAGGCTGAACGTCGCGAAGGGTTTATGCATCATGAAATTTATAAACAATTGAGAATTGATAGCGTTTTGCATGCCAATGGGTTCACCTACAAACGTGTTGAGGAGCAATCGAATGTCTAAAATAACCTCAATCAATTCCGTCGCCACGTCGTTTGACGACATCAAATCGTGGTACGAAACGCACCTTGCACCAAACGTCATTGACTTTGATGATCAGAAACCCTACGAAGTCTACTCTGAGGGACGGTTTTGCGGTATATTCCAGTGCACAGGCCAAGGTGCCCAACGATTGTTTAAAAAAGCAAAACCCAAGAGCATCGTTGACATTGCAGCGTTGACGTCGATATATCGACCGGGTCCTCTTGCGGCGCACGTCGACAAGCTTTGGCTTGAACACGAACAATCGCCGTACGATTGGGGTCATCCATTGATAAATGAAACGTTGAAAAATACTCGAGGATTATTGGTGTTTCAAGAATCTGTGATGCACCTCGTCAACAAGGTTTCAGGGTTTCCGATGGCTGAGACCGATGAGGTTCGACGTGCCATCATGAAGCGTAGCATTTCTGGTGGTGAAGCTGCCAAAAAGAAAATGCAGGAACTTGAGGACAAGATTGTTGCCGGCGCAGTCAAGAACGGCGTTCCTGAGCCAACGGCACGTAAGATGTACGAAACGATATGCTTTATGTCAGGTTATGGTTTCAATTGTGCGCACGCCGTTGCCTATAGCATCGATTCGTTTTGGTGTGCGTGGCTTTTAACGTATTATCCTGATGAGTGGGTCTGTTCATATCTCGAGTCCATGTCTACGACGCCCGATAAACGAGCAAAGGCATTCGGTGAGGTGAAGTCGTTGGGTTATCAGATCGTATCGATCGATGTCAATTACGCAAAGAAGGGTTGGACAGTTCTTCCCGGCAAGAAGTTGATGCCATCAATGTCATCGTGCAAGGGCGTCGGTGAATCGGCCGTAGATGAGATCATCTCCATGCGTCCGATTGAATCGATCGAGCGGTTGCTGTGGAACGATGACGGATCATGGCGTCCAAGCAAATTCAATTCCAGAGCGCTCGGTACGTTGATCAAGGTCGGTGCGTTCGATAGCCTCGGTTGCGTGGGTCCTGATAGAGTGTTCAAGAACTACAAACACATGCATGAAACGCTTCTTGGTTCGTATGAGGAAACCATCACACGCAGGCGAAAGGGCATCGAAGAGACGGTCGTCGTCTCTCGTGACCATTCTACTCTGCTCAAGCGATCGACAAAGAAGGATCCACATGAGGGTCGACGTAACTTCTTTGAGCTTGCCCGTGGTCTCGCTGAAACGTGTACGGAGGAATGGACGAACCGCGAAAAGGCAGAGCTATATGCAGAGGCGTTTGGAACGGTTGACGTCATGATGATGTTCGATCAGACGTTGTTCGATAGGCTTGCTGAGAAGAACGTTCGATCTATCGAGGAGCTTGAGGTCGGTGAGAAGGACATCGTCTGGTTTGTCACCGTTGTTTGTGCGGCGAAGAAAGGCAAGGGCGTACCTTCAGCAGGAACCATGAAGAAGACCAAGAACGGTAAGTCGTACGCTCAACCGTTCGTCACCGGTCCGTCAGGAAAACCGCTACGCCTCAACGTATGGAGCGCGAAGGAGCTATTGCCGACGTATAAGCTGTGTTTTGCTGAGGTTGACAGGAATGACTACGGTTTCTCAACGACACAGTGGCGAATCAAGGAGATCGCATAACGCAGTGTAAACGTGTTGTGAGTCGTGGTACATTTTTGATTGTTGAGGAGGTACGTTGAAGTGTTTATGACAAGTGAAACATTGTTTGACATTGAACCCGCAAACGATAGTGAGTGTACGAGGTTCGTTGTTTCTGCGTGTCCTACGTCAGTCACTTTCATGATTGATGATGGAAACTTCAGCGTTCGACGTATAAACGGTGAAACAAGCGTTTTGCTTTCAAAGAGCCTAACGTTGGAACAGGCACGTGAGCTCGGCAAAGAACTCACAGATTTCGTTCGTCGTTGTGAAAGTTGTCGAACGAACGTTGCACTGATAATGTCTTCGATTGGCACGAACTTTGAGAAAGATGATTGCGTTGTAAAGGGCGACCAATGAACGTTCTCATGTTGAATTTTAATACTATCTTTATCGTGGAAGTTATTTGGTTTATTTCAACAGGAATAGAACATGAAATGTGTTATTGATGTATATTATCGTATTCTTGCGATCCTTGTCGTCAAGGTGGCTTTGCTTGTTGGTACGTACTTTATTTTCTATTGGTTGATACACGAACTTACATTTTAAAGGAGCGACGATGCCAACGTATGAGTACGAGTGCAAACGATGCAATTGCACGTTCGAAGAGACACAGAGGATCACAGATCAGCCCATAAAACGCTGTCCAAGGTGCTCTGGTGTGGTATCAGGTGGCACAGGCGTGGTGTTCAAGGGCGGTGGGTGGGCAGCTGACCTCTACGCAAAGCCCGTGCAATCGAACGATGATTCTAAATGAACAATCAACGCATTGTTATGTTGGTCGGACCTGACATGTGTGGTAAGACGAACATCGCCGCTCGTTTATCGTTGGCAACAGGAATCAGAACGTTCAAGGCATCGTCTGAACACAAGGCGTTCCTTGGAGATCAGAGGCAGTTCATCAACGATCTGCGTTACGCTGACCCACGCATTCTCGACTTCATCAAGCAAACAGGAACGAGCGTGATCTTCGACCGCGCATACCCGTGTGAATGGGTGTATTCGAAGTTCTTCGGACGCGAGACTGATGAAGCAGTGCTACGCTACATCGACGATGGCTATGCTAGCATTGGTGTAAAAATCATCGTGTGTACGCGGCGATCGTTCGTTGGGATCAATGATGATTTAAACTCGAACATCGATGAAAAGGCCCTCAACGAACTGTCTAGGTTGTACAAAGAATTTTTATGCACATGGACGCATTGCGCCGGAACAACGTTGTTTGTAGATGAGCTCAACAACGACGTCCACCGTGAGGTTGATGAAATTATGCGCGTGATGGGTTACAATCGCGACGAACGTTGGGTGGTGTCTCATCTATGAAGTGCAAAATACATACAACGTACGTCGGTAAACAAGAACCGACGAAGACGATTGCTCACCCAGACGGTTGTCCAACGTGTTGGGAAATATTTGATTCTCAATCGTTATCGAATGCTTTATCGACGGTGAACATTGAATTGACGCTTGAGGAGGCTAGGTTGTTCACGGTGACGTTGTACAGCATCATCAACATGGGCTTCGATTCGTCACGACACCAACCAGCATTGAAGAAGTTGTTTGAGTTGTTACACAAAGCAGAACAAGGAAATGCATCAAATGGGTAATCCGCATAGCCTGGTCTGGTTGGACATTGAAACGACCGGCCTCAATCCAAGCAAAGACTCGATTCTTGAGGTTGCAGCTGCCATAGCGCCGTTTGATGATCCATTCAACGTCACGTTCATTGTAGACAACGTCATTTGGTTTCATCCTGATCTGGTCAATCATCAGGATAAGTTCATCATTGACATGCATACGAAGAATGGGCTGTGGCGTGAGTGCGGTCACAACCTTAACGCAAAGGACGTCGGTGAGGTAGAAAACGAACTTTTGAAGTTCATCACTATTCCACAAGATCATAATGAATTCACGCTCGCTGGATCATCGGTGCACTTTGATCATTCGTTCATCACCGCGTGGATGCCGAGGTTGACGAAGAGGTTGTCGCACCGTCACTATGATGTCAGCTCCATTGAACTGTTTGCACGGAGCCATGGTATGCTGCCCCCAGAGAAGGCAGGAGCACACCGTGCGATGCCTGATATCTTGGAATCAATCAAACGCGCAAAGGCGTGTCGTGATTGGTTGATGGCGACTCTGCAATGAAGTCACACGTTTGATTACGTTACTTACGTTACTTCTTCCTCTTCGTTCCCATCGCTAAGTTCTTCGGATCGTTGGGATCCCACTCGTATTTTCCACCTATTGCACCGGCGCCTCCACCAAAACTAGTGAAGCCGTCTCCACCAAAAAACTCGTTGTTACCAAATCCTGACCCGCCGCCGCCCATACCTGCAAACCTGTTCGTGCCGTGCGACGGCGACGACATGCCACGGACGGTTTTGATCGGTTGACGAGCGTTGTACTTGAAACCAATCTCGTTCTCAAGAGCGTTTCTGACCTTGTCGATGTCATGACGACCTGGGACAGTGATTCGAGGATCGTTCAACCTTTTGATGGTGATGTTTCTTGCTAAGGCTTGCAACTCAAGAAAAGAGTACTCGTACTCGTCGTTCGATAGCTTGAACTCAACGAATGCGTCGATGTTCTTGAACTCTGGTTCAGCCTGCATTTCGCCGATCGTTTCCTCTGCATCTGATTCAACGGTGTCCTTGTACGATGGCTTGACTTCCCACTTCTTCAATTTTGGACCCTTGTCAAGGTTACGCTCCGCAACGTCATCTGGATCGGGCGTGTATACATACTTGACGCCAAGCTTTCTGTAACCAGGTCCACCTTCGTTTACGATCTCACTTAGCACAAGATCATTGATGTACTGCCTCACTTCTTCAACGGGATCCCACGTTTGAGTGTGTTCGCCTCCTGTCTTTTTGACGTTTGCCTTGCCGTTGTCGATCGAAACCTCGGCCTGTTCACCCGCCGCAAACTTCGTATCATAATCTCCAGCATATGCTTGACCCTTCACTCGTGTGTGTACAGGCCATGAACCGATCGAGTTTGATCCTGGTTTCTTTCCTCTGATTCGAGGATATATTTTGTACGTTGTTTTCTTCCCGCTCTTGTTTGTTTGTGCTTTACTCGTAGCGCTCGATGTTGGAGCGTTTTTGTCGCTGCCGGAGCAAAGCGTCGCTCCATTTCGAATTGTCGTGTGTTCTATATACTTTCCATCTATAACAAGTATGTTTCGACCACACTTGTCGCAGTACATCATCGTTGTTTGATTTTGTCGTTTGCTTTTATCTCTTGGCGGAGAATTAAAAGTTTCAGCCCAACCACAGTGTAATTTATCGTAAATCAATCCATACGCATAACGTCTTGCCATTCTTTGCGTTTCAAATGATTTTTTTTCTTCCCTTATCAAATCTTTGTTGATAAAAGATCCTCCACGAATAAATACGTTTGCATCTTCAATGCGAATTTCAAAAAATAAATCTTTTGCTCTATGGATGAAACTTCTTGGCCAGTTTCCGCCTCGTTCAGAATATTCAGAAACGTATTTTGCTCGTTCGTCCCAATAGTTATTCTTTGGCGGCGTTTGTGATGGTTGAGGTGCAGACGACGCGGGTCGTACGGGGTTTTCCTTTGGCACCTGTTTAACGTTCTGATCGTCGTAACCCTTGAACTCCGGTCCGTAGCGAAACTTGCTCGTCTTATCCAACAGACGATCCTTCGCAAGGTTTATGTCGACCATTTTGCCGTGCGCAGATGGATCGTCAACGTTACGATCGGGATGGTACTGTGTCGCCAACCTTCGCCATGCCTTCTTGATTTCTTCATCAGAGGCGTTAGGTGACACACCAAGAACGTCGTACGCATTCTTTATGGCTTCCTGTATCAAACGAGCGATGACGCGAGAACCGATCTTCATTTCCCTAAATAGGTTGTAAATGAAACAGATCAAGTGTAAGATTGTGTGCATGAAGCAACGCCTGCTCGTTCAAACGCAGCTGTCGAACATCGTCAACGGAAAATTTGACTTAGGTGCAGACTCTGGATGGCAGATGATAATCAATCGTTGCCGTGAAATGTTAAAGTTGAATGCTGACCTTTACATTGACGTTCTCGTGCCATATAATGATTATTATGACAGAGGTTTAGTGCAGTTGGTTACAAGCGTGTTCGATGTCAATCCTGATTTGTGGAAAAAGTATGGTGGCGAACGCAGATTGAACTACATCGAGCATAAAATTGTTCCGAATGCGTTAGCAACGCGTTATGATTTTTGTTGGGAAGAAGAAATATATGCTCTCGGGTTAGACGATAAGAACAACGAACGATATGACGCTGTTTACATCAATGATCCAATGCTTCTGAGACACTACAAGGCAATGTTTCACGTTGCTGGTGGTTATCAACCAAAGTTTTACGTACACTCGCACTTCGTTGACGTACCTGAGTGTCCGAAGTTCCCGCAGGAGGCTTCGTTGTGGTTGGGTCAGTGCGAGGCAGCGCTTCGAGCCGATTACAATTTCTGGCAGTGCGAATCTGCAATGAATCAATTCTTCGATTCGATGGGAAAGTGGTTCACTCAGGACGTCGTTGACGATGTTCGTTCGAAGTCAATGCCGTCGGATGATGGCTATTCGATGGAAGAAATCACTCAACCCATCGATAAAAGTAAGCTGCGTTTCTCCGTTGATGATTGGAGGCTCAAGACGTGGGGAAAGATCGTTTTGTTCTTTCCAAATAGAATTTCGCATAGCTCTGGAGATTATACGAACGGCGTGAACTTCATGTTCAACATCCTTCCTGAGCTACGAAAACGTCGCGACGATTTTGTTGTCGTATGTGGTAATCCTAACCTGAAGTTCTCGAACGATCAGTTGCTCGAACAGTGTGGAAGGAACGGATACGTCAAGTTACACGATTTCACGTTGAACCGCGATGAGTACAAGTTTGTTGCTCAACACTCGAACATTTCGTTGGGCCTTTATAACAAGGATCCATACGGTGGAACGGCTAGCAGAGAGTGCATTGAGTCTGGATGTTATCCAATATGGTTGAATAACTTTGAATATGCTAGCATTGCCAACGAAGCAGGCGTTGGTGAATACGTTCTTGCAAAACCTGATTTAAGCGATATCGTTGACGTTCTCGACGAAAGGATCAATTCATACAACTTTGAAGTTGTCAAACGATTGCAGAAAGTCGTTCGTAAACGTTGTTCGTACGAGCAAACAGTACCTTCAATGATGAAAAGGATGGGCCTACTATGAAAGTTGTGATAACGGGTTGTGCAGGTTTCATCGGTAGCAACCTCGCCGTTCATTGTTTAAACTTGGGGTGGGATGTCGTTGGAATCGACGACATGAGCAACGGTCACCGTGAGTTCGTTGATGATCGCGTTGATCTGATTGAGAGGCAATTCGATAGTGGATTTAACGACGTTCTTAAATGGTCTGAACGACCAGACGTCGTTGTTCACCTGGCCGCTCTACCCAGAGTGAGTTATTCAGTGGAGAATCCTGCGAAGACGTTCGAGGTCAACGTTCTTAGGTCGATGTCGTTGATCAAGTCGTGCTGTGATAATGGCATTCCGATCGTCTTTGCGAGCTCATCCAGCGTTTATGGTGGTGCTGATACGTTGCCAACCGTAGAATCCGATCAGAAGAAACCAAAGTCACCTTATGCGCTTCACAAGTCAACCATTGAGGATTACTTGGAATTATATGGTAAATTGTACGGATTGAAATCAATATCTCTGCGATTTTTTAACGTGTTCGGTAAGAACCAATTGGGAAGTTCACCGTATTCGTGTGCCGTGTCTGCGTGGTTGACAGCGATTCATAGTGGTCAACCGATGCGTTCTGATGGCGACGGAAAACAGAGCCGTGACCTGTGTCACGTTGACAACGTTACCGATGCATGCGTTAGATCGATCAAGTGCTTGTCTCGCGATCCATCTCATACCCTTCTGGGGGCAAGATATAACGTTGCTTGTGGAAAATCAGTGACAAACAATGAGATCATAGATTACATGATGAAGAGGTATCCCGGTGCAACGAAGATAGATTCTCATTGGCGCGCCGGTGATGTAATGCATACGTTGGCCAGCATCGAAAGCGCGCGTTCTGGATTGGGTTATGTGCCCATGGTTGAGGTATGGACAGGAATTGAACGGACGTGTGATTGGTACGATGCTAATTGGGACGCGATCAAGAACATGAAGAAGGGACTATAATGTACTATAAAAACGGCGTGTCAGACATCAGACGGGAGTTTTCGTACCTTCTTAAGAATGGACATTTCACGAGCTTCGATCGCGAGGCTTCGATGACGAGCATCGTTGGTTCTAAGACGATCGAAATCATCGGCGCAGCGTTCATCGTTGATGACAGCGTGATCTTTGGAAAGGTCAACGATGACTATGTCGCTCGAGAACATGCATGGTACGTGTCAAAGTCATTGAGCGTTAATGATTTTCCTGGCGGCGCACCTGAGGTGTGGAAGGCGATTGCATCAAAAACGGATGCAATGGTGAACTCGAACTACGGTTACCTCGTGTACGGTGTGGAAAACAATTCTCAGCTTGAACATGCCATCGCTGAGTTGAAGAAGAACGAAGAGAGTCGTAGGGCGATTGTGATTTATACGCGTCCAACGATGTGGAATGATTACAACGTTGATGGAAGAAGCGATTTTGTTTGTACGAATGCAGTGCAATACGTCATTCGCGATGGTTACGTTGATGCAATCGTGCAGATGAGATCAAACGATTCTCACATAGGTTATAAGAACGATTGCGCGTGGCAAAAAACGTGTCTACGCGAGGTTGCGAGCGCAGTCAATTATCCAGCTGGCAAAATTTACTGGCAGGTTGGTTCTTTGCACGTTTATGAAAGGGATTTCTACCTCGTTGATCATTATTCAAAGACGGGCGAAACGAGCATCACGAAGAAGCAATACAATGAATTGTACCCGAGCTCGTGTTACAATCGGTGAAGGAGAATCGGAACACATGACATGCATATGCGGTATCGTCAAGGGTGGAACGGTGTGGCTCGGTGGCGACAGCGCCGCAACTAATGGAGGAAACCTAGATCGAACGATCATCAATGACCACAAGGTGTTCGTCAGGGAAAACGTTGCCTTCGGCGTTTGTGGATTGCCGAAGGTCATGGATGCAATCGCTCACGTTCTTGAACTTCCCGTTCACCAACCCAACGTTAGCAACCGTGCGTACCTCGTCGGTGAATTAGCACCTGCGATGACGAACGTCTTGAAAAAGCTTGATTGCGTTGTTGTTGATCCATCGTACGGAACTTGTTTTAACGGTGCTATGTTGATCGGATACAATGGAGCTCTGTATCAGATGGAGGGTAATTTCCAACTCATTCAAGCCGCTCGAGGTTACGATTCCGTCGGTTCTGGATCACCTGCTGCCCTAGGATCGCTTCGATCAACGCGTGGTTGGAGCAATCCACGCAAGCGAATCCTCGAGGCACTGAAGGTCTCCTCTGAGGAGAACGCTGGCGTTGCGCCTCCGTTCAATGTTGTCCACGTGAAGAGCATCACGTCGTGACATGCATCGTTGGAGTCGTTGATGGTGACCATGTATTGATCGGTGGCGATTCGTTAGAAAGCGATGCATATGCCAGCGCAGAAGGCGATTCGTACGTGCTTCAACGCAACGATGAAAAGGTGTTCGTGCTCGGTGAGTTCGTCGTTGGGTTTTGTGGTAGCTATCGCGTTGGTCAATTGATTCGTTATTCGTTCAAACCAAATTCACCGAAGGCGAACGATGATAACATAATGTCATACATGGTGAATGAATTCATCAATGTGTTACGAACAACGATGGAACAACACGGAACGTTGAAAACTGTTGAAGGAGAGGAATCGTTCGATGCTCAACTTCTCGTTGGATGGCAAAATAGGTTGTTTGTGATCGGTGATGATTTTAACGTTGGAATCATGAAGGATGAATGGTGTGCAATCGGTTCTGGATCCCAATTCGCATTGGGATCGTTGCACACGACGAGCGAATTAGAAGATCAGATTTCGACCGATGAAAGGATCAAACACGCCCTTAGAGCAGCATCGATGTACAGTCCATGGTGTAAGGGACCATACACGTTGGTGAGGACGCCAATCAACAATGAGTAAATCACCCACGCTTACGGTTTATACGGGACCAATGTTCTCTGCAAAGACGTCTAGGTTGTTGCTCGATCTCGAAAGGTTCAAGCACCAACACAGGAACGTCATGGCGTTCAAACCGGTGATCGACGATCGTTACAGCGACGTGGACATCGTTTCACATATGGGTTGGCGTTACCCGGCGATCGGCATAACGGAGGGTGCTGACGTCCTGAAGCTGCTTGCAGAACGAAATCATCCATCTGACGTTGTTGCCGTTGACGAAGCATTCATGGTCGTTGGCATCTCCGAGGTGCTCATCTGGTTGTATCGCACGGGCATCGACGTTGTCGTCTCGACGCTTGACTTATCCTCGACTGGGAAACCATTCAAGGAAGTTGAGAAGCTCCTACCGTGGGCCACGAGGGTCGAGAAGTGCGTTGCTGTGTGTGCAGAATGTGGTCGCGACGCGGCATACACGCATAAAAAACTGGTTTCCGGGAACGAGATTGAGATCGGTGGCGCTGAGTTGTACGAACCCAGGTGTTTGTTTCACCATGCGTTGATCTACAAGAGACCGAAGCTTGGCGAGTGATTCGATGAAACCTGGCGACCTCATCGAATGGGTGTTCAAACGTAATTCTCAACCTGTCGATGAGGATGCCGAACTCTGGTCAACGACGATGAAGCGTTGGGCTCCAATCGGCGCTCATCCCATGATGCTCATTTCGATGACAGACGAATTCTACATGTGGTTGACCCCGAAGGGGTTGTTCCACGCGCACCCGGATGACACGCCGGTTCCGATCCCGTTAATCACATCGACTCGGGTTGTTCCGCGCGCGTGGATGACACAGACAACTACGTGCGAACCTGGTGGCGCGAAGACAGTTATTCCACGCGACTTATCGGAGAACATCGATGAAACCAGGTGACCTCATCGAATGGGTGTACAAATGTAATTCTAAACCTGTTCACGAGAGTGAACAAATCTGGTCAACGCCGATGCAATGCTGGATTCCAGTCGGCATTC